GACTGGGTAGACCTGATTGAGGGCCGCGAGCCGCGCTGGATGGACCCAGCCATGACCTACGAGCCAGGAGCTGCCAACCGTGTTCTTATTAACGTACCGCCTGAGCATGCTAAGAGTACGGTTATTACGACTAACTATGTCGTCTATAAGATTGTTACCAACCCCAATGCGCGAGTCATTATCGTATCTAAGACTCAGGGTATGGCTCGCAAATTCCTTGGCGCAATCAAAACAAGACTTTCCCACCCAGCCTTCACCAAACTCCAAGTAGCCTTCGGCCCAAATGGAGGGTACAAGGCAGACTCAACACAATGGTCTGCTGACATGATTTATCTGGGAACAGGACGCGACTCTGGCGAAAAGGACCCTACGGTCCAAGCCCTAGGTATGGGCTCACAGATTTACGGTGCTCGCGCTGACCTGATTATTATCGACGATGCTGTGATGGGCTCAAACGCTCACGAGTGGGAAAAGCAGCTCGAGTGGATTCAAAAGGAAGTTATTACCCGCCTTGGGCGACATGGTAAATTAATTATCGTTGGCACTCGAGTTGCACCAATTGACCTATACAAAATGCTACGTGACCCCCAGCAATGGTCTGGTGGCAAATCACCCTTTACTTACTTTGCAATGCCTGCCGTACTTCAGTTTGACGAGAAGCCTGAAAGCTGGAGGACGCTGTGGCCTAAAACCACAATGCAGGAAAACGAGATTGACGAGCCTGATGAAACTGGTTTATATCCTAAGTGGGACGGACCCTCGCTCTTTACGCGCCGCTCTGAAGTGGCGGCATCTGTCTGGGCTATGGTCTACCAACAAGAAGACGTCCAGTCCGATTCCATATTCGCGCCAACAGCAGTTGCAGGATGTGTTAACGGTATGCGAAAGCGTGGACCGCTTAAACCTGGTGCTCCAGGGCACCCGTCCAGAGCAGGCTCGACCTACACAGTAATTGGCTTTGACCCTGCCGTATCTGGTCGTTCAGCATTTGTAGCCGTAACTCTTAACCGAGATGACAGCACAATCTACGTACTTGACTGCGTCAACATGGCAGACCCTACTCCTCAAAAGGAGAACGCTCTGATTCGTGAGTGGGTCGAGAAATACAGCCCTCAAGAGTTCCGTGTGGAAATTAACGCACACCAGAAGTACTACGCTATGGATACTGACCTGCGTAACTATCTGGCAAGCTATGGCTGTCAGCTTAACTCACACTTTACTGGTAAGAACAAATGGGACACATCTTTCGGTGTAGCATCTATGTCTAGCCTTTTTGGTACTATACATGATGGTCGCTACCAAGACAATGGTTTAATCGAACTACCAAGCAACGAAGGCTCTGAGGGACTTAAGTCTCTTGTGCAGCAACTCATTACCTGGAAGCCAGATACTAAGAACCCAACTGACTGCGTGATGGCTTTATGGTTTGCTATCATTCGCATCCGCGAATTAATGCAACAAGGCAGTAAAGTTGGTCAGTTCCAAAACAATCGCTGGGCAACCAGAAGTCAGAAGCAACAACGTATGTCATTAAACTTAGACGAAGCATTCGCTGAGCAATGGCAAGAAACTTACAGTTAGGAATCATAATGGGAAAGTCAGTAAAAATTGTTTCATCAAGTCCAGACCATGCTAGAGCTTTAGCAAATATAAAGTCGGCAAACGCTGTAGGTAATGCCAAAAGTGGTGCAGCTGCACGAATCGGTGCCTACAAGGTTGACACAACTAGCAAGCCAAATACCACAATAAAGATTCGGACTAACCCTGGTATTTCAGGTAAGGGTGGCGCTATGGTTGGTGGGTTATACCGTCCAATGGGTGGCGGCGGAACAAGCCAGTACAACAAATAATTTTTTTTTAAATCTACGTTAGGACAACAATGGCATTATCAATCGAACAAGTTGCGGCGAGAGTCGAGAACCTCCGCTTCCGCAACGCTGAACGCGACGGTCGCAACCTTGACGTTCTTTCGGTCCGCCAAGGCAACATTGCGTCTGTCTATCCTGACTTCTTTCCAGACGGAGTAGACGCTAACGTAGTTGCAAACTTTATTGACGTTGTCGCAAGCGACTTGTCAGAAGTTATGGCACCACTGCCTGCGGTTAACTGCTCTGCTGCTAACTCTGTTTCAGATAGAGCACGTTCATTTGCTGACAAGCGCACACGTATTGCCTCTAATTATTTTTCACATTCTGACCTTGCAGTTCATATGTATCAAGGTGCAGACTGGTACATCACTTACGGTTTCCTCCCATTCTTTATTGAAATGGATGAGGAAGCAAAGTTGCCGCGCATCCGCCTAGAAAACCCACTGGGTGCTTACCCAGAATTCGACCGCTACGGACGCTGCATTGCCTTTGCAAAACGCTACATGACATCATTGGCGGAGTTAGTTGCACTGTACCCTGAGTATGAATACTCCTTGCTAGGTGGCTTTGGCTACAAGCAAGATTTAAATACTCAAGTTGAAATGATTCGTTACTACGACAAAGACCAATCAATCATCTACATCCCCACAAAGAATAACTTAGTACTATCACGTGCTAATAATCCATTGGGTAAGATGATGGTTGTAGTAGCACGTAAGCCATCTATTGATGATGAACTACGCGGACAGTTTGACGACGTCCTTGGCATTCAGTTGCTTCGCAATCGCTTTGCGTTACTTGCAATGGAAGCTGCAGAGAAATCTGTGCAAGCTCCTATCGTACTTCCACAAGATGTGCAAGAGTTGCAACTCGGTGGTGACGCTGTTATTCGTACAGCGAACCCAGCAGGCGTACGCCGCGTAGAACTTAATATTCCAGCAGGTGCGTTCACTGAACAAACTTTGCTTGGTCAGGAACTGCGTGTTGGTACACGTTACCCTGAGTCACGTACAGGAAATATCAGCGCATCCGTTGTTACTGGTCAAGGTGTTCAGGCTCTTATGGGAGCCTTTGATACACAGGTCAAGTCAGCACAGGCAATCTTTGCATCAGCGCTACGCGATGTAATCCAACTTTGTTTCCAGGTTGATGAAATAATTTTCCCAGATGAAAAAACAATTCGTGGTGTAGACTCAGGTTCACCATACGAAATCACATACAACCCTAAGAAGGACATCAAGGGCGACTACTCAGCCGATGTTCGTTATGGTATGTTGGCAGGACTTAACCCTGCACAGGGACTTATCTTTATGTTGCAAGCACTTGGTGGTGGACTCATCTCCAAGGATATGGCAATGCGTGAACTTCCATTCACAGTTAACGTAACCCAAGAAGTAGAAAAGATTGAAATCGAGAGTATGCGAGCATCGCTTCTCGGTTCTATTAATGCACTCTCTCAAGCGATACCACAGATGGCTATGCAAGGCCAGGACGCTTCTGAAGTAGTGCGACAGATTGCGGCTGTCATTAAGGCACGCCAAAAGGGACAGGCACTAGAGGACGTCATTGAAGAAGTCTTTACGCCACAGCCGCAACCAGTTCCTCCTGCTGGGGCCCAACAAGCGGTTGAGCAACCGTCCCCTGTTCCCGCTGGCGTTCCAGCAGGAGGCGCTACACCTGAAATTGAGGCAGCACCACCAGACATTATGAGTTTGTTATCAGGTATTACAGGAAGTGGTAATCCAACAGCAAGCGTTCGTTCAACGCGACGCATATAATCTAGGAGGGGACAATGACAACAATCGTTGGTGTGCAACTAGAACACGGCTGTGTCATTGTTAGCGATAGCCGAATTGCTGCAGGTGGCAAGGTTTATACACACTCTGAGATGGTTAAGGCGGTTGAACGTGGAAGCTACATTATTTCTGGTGCTGGTGATTATCGTGCTCTACAAGTGGTACTCCACGGGTGGACGCCTCCATTAGTCACAGTTAAAGCAAAAGCAAACTTATACGAGTTTGCAATTAATAAAGTAGTTCCTACATTAAAAGCTGCGCTAGCTGAAGCAGGTGTTGATGTAAATAAATCATCTAACGATGATGATGACAAGTTTGAATTAAATCTTTTAATAGCAATTAATGGAACAATCCTTGAGATTGATTCTGATTTTGCTGTTGGTATGAACAGTACAGGTTTTTATGGTATTGGTTCTGGTGGAGATTACGCAGTTGGTGCACTCCATGCAGGCGCTAGCACATTAGATGCAATGAGAATTGCAGCACTTAATAATAACGAGACGGCACCGCCGTTTCATATTCTTGAACAAGAAACTAAGTAGGAGGAAACATGGCTGAAAATCGTGGAGGAATGCGCCCAACGGCGCCCCAGAATAATCCTGCCAATGTTTCTGGTACTGGCGGCGCAGGTCAATCAGGCCGCGCAGCATCGGGTTATGCATACGGAATGAATAAGCAGATTAACGAGCAAGCAGCAGGTGCACCGATGGCTAAGGCACCACGTCCAACTCCTGGAGCACAACCAATGAATGTCGCTCCCCCTCAAACTCCAGTCACTCCACTTACAGCAGCAACAATGAATCCTGATGAGCCAGTAATGGCTGGTATCAATATGGGAGCAGGTCCTGGCGCAGAAGCATTGATGCTTCCAAGCAATCAAGAGAATGCAGCTGAGTTTAATAGCAGCATTGCATCTTACTATCCAGTTTTAAGTTATATAGCATCACGACCAAATACCTCACCTGAAACAAGGCGTGCACTAGCAATCTTGATGAATGGTCTGTAATGGATATTTGGAACCGCATTGGTGACCTTGCAAAAGGAACCAGAGACTGGGGCCTAGATGTTGCTTTAGGGTTTCCTCCTGTAGCTGCAGCTAAGTGGGCATGGGATATTGGTACAGCACCACTAAATGATAGAAAAGAATTTAATGGTATTCTTAATACTTTTAAGCAAGCGTCAATTGATTTTGGTAAGAATGTTGCTCGCCCAATTGGTGGAGTTATCGGTGCAGTTGAAGCAACTAACCGTAACTTAATTCGTGAACCTCTTTCTGCTGTTGTATTGTTTGGTTCAAGCCGTGGCAAAGGTTCTATATCTGAAGAGTGGAAAAAAGCCTGGGAAGCACGCAATGAGATTTCTTTTGGTCAGGCATTAACTACACAGTTTGGTCAGACTCTTGGAGATTTCCTGCCAGATGATTTGACTCCAGATTTTATGGATTCCGATTTTGACATCTACGATGAAAAGCAACGCGAAGCTGCATTTAATAACAGTCTTTTAGGCAAGGGTATCTCTGGTACAATCGATACAATTGCTCAGTTTGCTGGCGATGTAACAATCGTTGGTGGTAAGTTTGTTGCAGCAAAGCGTGCGTCAGACTCTGCTAAGGATGCAATTATTGCACTTCGTGAAGTACGCTCTGGTATTCCAACAACTAATCCTTTAGCAAAAAAGTATTCTGCGTTAGCAGATGACTTTGCTAAGAATGATATTGCTTGGGCAAATAACCACCCTCTGGTTAAGGGCAGCAATAACCAGTCTACAGTTTCATATCTGCTTGGAATTACTGCAACTAAAGAAGAAGCAATCAATACTCTTCTTGCTGTTATGGGTGACAAGAGTGGCGTAGATATTCTTGATACACTAAGCCGTCCAGATATCGCACAACCTTTGCGTATTGCAAATGGCGAACTTTCAATGAGCGATTATAAGGTTCTTCTTAATGAAGAAGCAAAGCTTATTAATGGAACGACTGATGATATGCTTCAGTTTGCCCTACGTACGCCTGAAGAAATTCAAGCTGACCGTGATTTTATTTCAGCATGGGCTAAGCATGACCGCTATGTTGACACTTTGCTAGGAATTGCAGAAGAGCCAGCAATATCTGAAGGCATAGGAAACGTAAACATAAGGGTTCCTTTTCTAGGAAGTATATCATCCCAAACAGTTGCAAGAGAATTGGCTACAGCACGTAGTGTTCCTTACCACTCAAACGCAATAGGTGATGCAAAAGTTACAATGTATCAGCCAACTCCATTTCATAAACTTTATTATAAGGTAAGCTGGGGGCAGCGTGAACGTCCAAGTGGTGTAATTAACCTTAACGAGGGTGACTCAATCCGTGAAGTGACAGCCGTCACAGACCGTTTGATTCAATTGTCTAAGGTAATGCCCAAGAATCCTACTGCTTTTGTTACACGAGTTAAAGAAGGTACCTTCACAACTCAAGACGCACTGTCTTATGTTGAGCGCTACGCAGGAGCAAGTACACCAGAAGCACGTGCTCGTGTAATTAATGAGCTCGAGCAGACTGGCTATAGAATTATTGCTGCAAAAAACGGTATTCCTGTAGAACGTGCAGAAGAACTTTTTAATTATCATACACAATTGCGCTCTGGTAAATTACGGGAATCCAAAGAAGAGGGATTTATGTATGACCGTGAACTTAATCAAATGGTAAAAGTTCCAATTTTTGAATCTCAAACAGCAAACTTTTTACCTATTGCAGACTTTGACAAAATTGATGCAGTCATTAAGCAAAATGCTAACGCATTGCGTGCAGCTGGTGGTAGTATTCAC